ACTCCACCCTCGACAGCGGTGGCCGCCAGGTGATCCTCAACGAGGACGTCACGTTCTGCACCCGCATCCGCCGCGAGCACGGCTTCCGCGTGTTCGCCACCGCCGACGTGGTGCTCGGCCACCTGGGGATCTTCAACGTGCGCCCGATGCACAACGGCGAACGCTGGGGCGCGCTCACCGAGTTCTCCACGATGGACGACAAGTTCCGCCACGTGTTCATGCCCGTCGAGGAGACAGCCGGTGTCGGCGCAGCCTGAGATCAGCGGCCACCCTGAGGTGCCGCTGCTCGACGAGCGCGGCAACCTCAAGCGGATGATCACCGTGTGCGGCCACTGCGGCGCCCTCTCCACCGTCCTGTTCCTGACCCGCGACCGCTGGTACTGCTCAAAGTGCCGGGCCGAGGGCGTTACCCCACCCAACCTGTACCCCGTCGCCTGAGGAGGCCACGACATGGCAGCAGAGATCTTCCCCAACGAGGGGCTCGACCTGATCTACGCGGCGGTCCCCAAGGGCGCCACCGGCCCCGCCAACACCTGGCTCGGCCTGTTCACCTCGTGGAGCGGCACCACCGTCGCAGGCTCCGCGGCCGTCATCGCCTCGTGGGCCGAGGTGAGCGTCGCCGGCGCCTACGTGCGGCAGACGATCGCCTCGAGCTCGTGGGGCACCGTCGGCACCACCGCCTCGGGCCGCGGCTCGGGCGCAGCCCAGGTGACGTTCGCCACCGCAACCGCCGTCTGGGGCACCTGCAACGGCTTCATCGTCTGCTCCGGTGCGACCGGTGGCGCGGGCACCGTCTGGTACGGCTCGAACTTCTCGGACGACACCCCGGTAGCGGTCAACACCAACGACGTCATCAAGGTGACGCCGCAGTGGATCTACACTGGGTGAGCCGTGGCCGTCGTCCTCGGCACCAGCTCGGGGTTCGTCACCGTCGCACCGACCGCTGACCCGGCCGGCGCCGACACGGTCATCGACGGATCGTCGGTGGTCACGAAGGACACGAGCCCGGCCACCGCCAGCCTGAAGATCATCGAGATCGGCTGGTACCGCGGGTCGGGTACCAACACGGCGAACTTCGAGGTTGCGCTGTACTCGGAGTCGGCGGGCGCGGCGGCCACCAGGCTGTTCGTCGCGGCGACCAACTCGAGCGGGTCGGCCGGGTGGATCCGCGTGCCGGTCAGTTGGCCGATCAGCTCGAGCACCGCCTACTGGCTGGGCCTGCAGATGGACGCCCACAGCGGCTCGAGCAACGTGGACACCGCGACATCAGGCGGCTCGGGCTCGGACGTGCTGACGTCGCAGACGACGCTGAACAACCCATACGGGGGCGGCGCGGTGGCGCAAGCTGCGGGCATGTACGCCATCTACGCGCTGGTGGTGTCGCTGGCCAAGACGGGCTACGGCAAGGAGAACGGATAGATGCCTAAGGGGGCCGGCACCAGCGACTCCGTATTCGTTGAGGCAGGGTACGGCAAGGCCGGGGGCGTGGGCTATGGCGTAGCGGTCGTAGCCTCGTACGGGCGGGTGTCGTGGGCGGCGTTCGAGACTCCCGAGCCGGTGCAGGTGCCGTACGAGAAGGCGGGGTACGGGAGCTCGGGCCTGGTGGGCGCGGGTGCGAGCGAGTCGCTGTTCCAGGAGGCGGGCTACGCCACTGCCGGTGGTGTGGGCGCCGGCGCCAGCGCGTCGCTGACCCAGGAGACAGGCTTCGGCACCGCCGGATTGGTCGGGAGTGGCGCCAGCGCCAGCGTCAACCAGGAGTCAGGCGCGGGCGTCGCCGGTCTTACGGCGGCAGGCGCACGGGCCCGTGACCGGGCGCGCGCTGGCTTCGCCACAGCAGGCGGTGTCGCCGCAGGCTCGAGCGCGTCGCTGTTCCAGGAGGTCGGGTACGGCACCGTCGGAGGCGTGGCCGCGGGCGATAGCGCCTCGGTTGCGCAGGAGGCAGGCTACGGGACTGTCGGCGGCGTAGGCGCAGGCAGTTCGCAGTTCGTCTCGGGCGCGGGCGCCGTCTACACCAAGGCGGGGTACGCGACCGCCGGCCTGGTCGGCGCGGGCGACAGCGCGTCGCTGCTGCAGGACGCGGGCTGGGCCGCCGTAGGGGCCGTAGGCGCCGGCTCGAGCGCGTCCCTGTACACCAAGGCCGGGTACGCCGCGGCGGGCCTGACGGCCGCGGGCGCGCGCGCAGGCGAGCACCTGCGGGCCGGTGCCGCAGTGGTGGGCACCGTAGGCGCAGGCGCAGGCGCCAGCGTGGCGCAAGAGTCGGGCTACGGCTCGGCGGGTGGAGTCGGCGCAGGCACATCGGCCAGCGTTTTCGCCAAGGCCGGGTACGGGGCAGCGGGCACCATCGGTGCCGGCAGCTCGCAGCGCGAGGGCACAGTCACCAAGACTGGCGCTGGGATTGCCGGGCTCGTAGGAGCTGGCCCCAGCGCCAGTGTGTACGTGGAGGCAGGCGCCGGGCTGGCTTCTGTGGCGGCGGCCAGCTCGAGCGCCAGCCTCTACGTGGAGGCAGGCGCCGGCATAGCGGGCACCGCGGGCGCCGGCAGCGAGACGACGCAGCGGGGCGTCACCTACACCAAGGCCGGGTACGGCACGGCCGCCACCGTGGCATTCGGCACCAAGTTGCGGGTGCTGACCCGAGAGGGCGTGGCGGTAGTCACGCTCACCGCGGGCGGGGCGCGCAACAGCGTGTACCAGCAGGACGGCTACGCCGTGGTGGGTGGTGACGGGTACGGCGTCGCAGACATCGATGTGTTCTTCACGCTGCTAGACCCGATCCACACAGGCCGCATAGGCGACGCCTGGCAGGGCGCCATCAACGGCGAGCAGGGCCACGTGGCAGACACCGTCGGCGGGGTGGTCGCCGAAGACTACGAGGAGGTGCTGGTGTGACCGTAGTCGTGACGCTCGAGGACTACCGGCCCGCGCCCCGTTACGACTCGCTGCCGTGGACGCAGGCGCGCATCGAGGAGGCCGCCGCATCCACGGGGCCGTGGACGGCGCTGGAGACGGTGGCGCTGTCGCCGGTCGACGCCGACCCGCGCAACCCCGCCTACCGCAGCTTCACCACCGCGCTCGGCACAGCAGTCGAGCAGTGGTACCGCATCGTGTTCCTCGACGCTGCGCTCGCCACGGGGCTGCCGACGGTGCCGGTGCAGAACGTGCCGGACGACCGGCCCGTGTACGCCAGCGTGGCAGAGCTCGCCACCCTGCTGAACGTGCAGGCCAGCACCAGGCACAACTCGCTGATGCGGGTGCTCAAGGCGGCGGCCACCGAGATCGACGACGAGATCGGGCCCACCGACAAGAACGGCACCACCACCCCGTACAGCAACCCGCCGGCGCTGGTCAGCGAGGTGAACTTGGACCGGGCGGTGGAGCACTGGCAGCAGCAGCAGTCGCCGTTCGGGCTGCTCGGGCTGGGCGGCGAGACGCAGGCGGTGTACACGGCGCGCGACTCGTGGGACCGGCACGCGCTCAAGCTCAGCTACCTGAAGGGCTCCTGGGGCATGGCGTGACGATCCCGCAGATCATGGATGCGCTCGCGGCGCAGCTCGCCACGCAGCTGGCAGACATAGAGCGGCTGCAGGTGCACGGGCGCATGCTCGCCAACCCCTCGCCGCCTGCCATCGACATCTACCCGGCCGAGGAGTTCCAGCAGGCGTTCACGTTCGGCCCGGGCGACAACATCATGTACTTCACGGTCAGGGCGCGGGTCAGCGTCGCAGACCGGGACGGCGGCCAGGATCTCCTGCTGTCGCTGATGGAACCGAAGGAGGACACGAGCATGGCGAAGGCTGTGGCGTACGACCGCACCCTGGGCGGCAAGGTCAAGAAGGCGTCGGTGATCGCCGGGCCCACGGGCTACGGGGTGTTCATCAACCCGGCCGGCGAGCCCGGCCAGCTGCTGGGCTGCACCTGGACGGTGCAGGTGACGCCGTGAAGATCCTCTGGTTCGGCAACGCCCCCTGGTGCGCCAGCGGCTACGGCAACCAGGCCGCGCTGTTCCTGCCGCGGCTGCAGGCGCTCGGCCACGAGGTCGCCTGCCTCGCCAACTTCGGGCTGCAGGGCACCGCCACCCACTGGCAGGACATCCCCGTGTTCCCCGGCAAGGGCACCCGCGACATGGACGCCCTACCCGTGTGGCACGAGCGGTACCAGCCCGACCTCGTCATCTCGCTGATGGACGCGTGGACGATGACGCCGCGCAAGTGGGAGAGCATCCCGCGGGTGGCCGCGTGGGCGCCCGTCGACCACTACCCGCTGCCGCCGGCGGTGCACGCCACGCTCAAGGAGCCGAACGTGGTGCCGATCGCGATGTCGCGCGACGGCGAGCGGTGGATGCGCAAGCGCAAGCTCGAGCCGCTGTACGTGCCGCACGGGGTGGACACCCGGCTGTACAGGCCGCAGCCGGACATCAAGGCTGGCGTGCGCGAGAGCCTCGGCATCCCGGCCGACGCGTTCCTGGTCGGCATGGTCGCCGCAAACAGCGCCTACGGCGAGTTTCCGCGCAAGGGCTACCCGCAGGCGTTCTGCGCCTTCGAGCGGTTCGTGCGCGAGCACCCCGACGCCTGGTTCTACGCGCACACCCAGGCCGCCGACGCGATGGACCTCGACCGGCTGATCGTCACGCTGGCGGACGCCACCGGCAACACCAAACTGCTCGACGGCCGCATCAAGTTCCCGCCCGAGGGCCTGTGGTACACGGGGCTGCCCGAG